ATTATGGATAACGCTGGATTAATGATGAATCCTAGTAATCTAAAAGAAGGTTATGGTTGTAACGTGATAAACGGTACTTTTCCTAACATGGTTCGTGAAGGTATCATTGATCCTGTACTTGTAACTAAATCTGCACTTAAGAATGCTGTAAGTGTAGCTTTAACTATTATGTCAGCAGATTGTGTAATTTCAAATATAAGAGTAGAAAATGCAAGCAATTAATGATTACGTTATAGTAGATATAATAAAAGAAGAGCCAAAGAAAGTTGGTGGCTTTATATTAACAGATGAAACAGATGAAACAAACCGATATAAAAAAGCTAATATTATCTCTGTTGGGAATATGGTGGAAGTGGTTAAAACTGGGGATAGTATATACTATGATGCTGTTGCTGGTCATGATATTAGTTATAATGATAGTATGTACAGGGTGATACGTGCTAGAGATATAGTTATAGTAGAATAATTACTATTCGCTAAAAACGTGTGATTACTATTAAAGTAGATTACACGTAAACTATAAACCATAAACAATAAACAAAAAATCATAAATTAATTATTAATCATTAAAAAAACTTAAATATGAAATACTTGTATTTTAGATACGCAGAAGGGGGTACAGATGTTGCCACCGACGACGATGGGACCAACGGTTCTTTAGTTTTCCCTGTAACAGCTCTTAAAGGCATGTGCATGGGATCTGGCGCTATAACAGGCGCTATAACGGAAGATGAAGATAGATTTGCTATGTTTTTTGAACCTGCAGGCATTGGCCCAGGTGATGGAGATAGCGATGCTGGAGATAATGATGTTGACGTTGTTAATATTGATATTACAACTGATAACAAACCTCAACCAGTTATGAGAGCTATTGTTGAGGCTATTAACTCTTTTCCACATTCTGATGGATTTATCACTATATATGATTCGGTAACTGGTCAAAAGGTTCACGACGATATGGAAGGTTTAACTATTGTTAGAGCATCTAACGACTAATTATTAACTTACTAAAATTATTTAAAAATGAAGATAGATAAATTTTTACACGTATGCTCAACAGCTACGGAAGCAGCTAATGACGACGAAGCAGGATCTGTTGTTTACCCAGTAAGTTCTATTAGATCAATAGGTATGGGTTCAATGGCGGTAACAGGAGTTATATCAGGCTCAGAAACTGTTTACCACATAGCACTTAATCCTATGGCTATTAATAGCGACAATGGTGATCCAGATGTCCTTGGTGATAATGTTGACGTAATTAATGTTACAATGACAACTGCTAATAACGCTAAAGCTCATATGCATGAACTTATCCAAAAGATTAATAGCTCTAGGGCTACTGAAACTGGTTGGATAGATCTTTATGACGGTGTCAATGGAACTAAATTAATTGCTGACATAACAAGCGCGGCTAATCTTTACAATGCTAACGCTTAACAGTTGAGATTAACAAGTCACGATTTACGTGATTTACAAATCCTTAAGTATTACAGGCTCGTTAGAAAATGGGCCTGTAAGACTTACGGGTTAACAGACGCTGACCTTGAATTATTAATCTATTTAGATTGCAAGGGGCGTTTTACAAGAAATGAATTTATTGACGGAACATATACCATGAGTTGGGATAAGAACCGTTGGGAGAAACTAAAGAGGAATGGTTGGATAGAAACGTGGAGACACAGAAACAGAACAACCATCAAATACTCTGTATTCAAAACCTCTTTTAAATGCTCACACTTAATTAGTAGGATATATCGAATATTATTAGGAGAGGAGGATATACCTACTTCTGGAAAGAGTGTGTTTTTTAATAACCAATCATACACCGATAAGGTCATGAATAAGTCTATCGATGATATGATAAAAGATAATGAAAGATGATAAAAAATTTAGTAGGTGGCTTATTCGGCAAAATAGTAGATAATGCAGAAGGAATACTTGACAAAGTTATTACAACAGACAAAGAGCGTGATGAGGCAAAGCTCGCAATTAAAAGGGTATTACTTGAGGCCGAAAAAGAAGCTTTCGCACAAGAAGTTGAAGACAGAAAGAGCGCTAGGGATATGTATAAAGACGATGCACTTATTCAGAAGATACTTGCAACACTATTTACAGCAGCGTACTTCGGATTAAGTTTTATGATGTTTAGATATTTCGTAATGGGAGATATCGAAATGGGTGAATTCGAAATAAGCTTTATATCAACAATATTCGGTGCTATGAGTGCCAAAGTAAACACGGTTGTCGATTTCTTTTTCGGCGGATCGTCTAAGAAAAATGAACAACAACAAATAAATAATAAATAATTATGGGAATAAATTCAACAGGAGCTGCTTATAACTTCGGACAATTAGGTAGTGTTTTTTGCGACGTTGATAATGTTATAATACCACCAAAAGATCATGTTATTGTAGCTATTCAATTCATAACTGATAATCATACGCCAACAGAGCTAGTACCAGAAAAATTAGATGAAGGTGGACCAAACTTTCCCGCTATATCTGGATCAGTAGGTGATCTTATAGATGCAGCTGGAAATAATTACTTCAATTTTAATGGAGTGTGGACTAGTTCGATTGCTGATGCTTCTACTGCCGCTGGAGCAGAAATTACATTATTAGATTTACCAACTGATCTTGGTAGAATAAAAGTAGGTAATTATGTATTGCTTGTTAATGAGACAGCTACAGAAGGTAATGTAGATACAGTAATACAAACTGGACAAACTCCATATCCAATATATAATGGGCCAAATAAGCAAGGTGTTTATGTAACAGCTTGGGATGGTGTTAGTAAAGTTAAACTATCAGGAGCTATTGATACATCATCAACCACAGATCAAGCGCTGTTATTTCTTGATGAAACACATGGTGCTGGAGGTACTACTGCCACGGGTTGTGCATACCCAGCAGGTTTAACAATATACGGTAGATGGGTAGCATTTAAACCTGAAAATGCAAAAGCTGTAATCTGTTATTTTGGTAAATAATGGGATTAGGTAATAGTTCAGGTCAAACTGGTAGTAGAAGAAAAGGTCATTTAGTAAAAAGAATAAAAGAAGTTACTAATGCTAGAGATTATCACGCTTTAAGTGGTTCAACTGTTGAAAGCGGAGATGCAGCTGCATGCGCGTTAGGATCAACACCTAATACATATTATCACAACGCTGGTTCAGCAGGAGGATATACTACAGGTACATATGTTTATACAAGTAGAAGAGCTTATGATAAACATTATTTACCAGATGGGTATTATAAAGTATCACACGATGGTTCAACCTTTAAAAGCATACAAATAAGTGGTGGTCAAATAGCTTCTACTCCATCTACTTGTAGATAAATTAAATTAAATTAAATTAAATATAATGGGAAAAAAAGAAAAGTTGGTTGACTTAAAACCAAAAGTAGATAAAATATCTGACGAGCATTTAAAACAAATGCAAAATATAGTAAATACTATAAACAGTATTCAATTTAACGTTGGTAAAATTGAAGGGCAAAAACATACATTACTTCATGATTTAAGTATATCACAAAAAAAAATACTAGAAATGCAAGATATATTTTCTAAAGAATATGGTTCTTTTGATATAAATATAGCAGATGGAACTATAAATTGGCCTAAAGATGAAAAATAATATCATTAGGAAAATTACTATAGGTAAAGATTATAAAAACGATTCAATGCATTACTCTGTAGGCCAAGAGGTTTACGGTGGTCATAAAATCTGTGATATAATAGAAGAAGAAGATAAATATTGTATTTATATTAGAAAAGGAGATATAGTTATACCATGGAAAGATTTTAATAAAAATATGGCTATATCAGTTGAGTATAACTTAGAATACTAATGAAAGCTTATAAAGAGTTTATAGTATCACCTATAGGTGAAAGATATAATAATTCTAAAAAAGTTGGAGACAAAGATCTTATATTAAATACTGAAGTATATAATCATCAATTTGTAAACAGAAGAGCTAAAGTTATAGACACACCATTATTATCTAAATCACTAATTAATATAAATGATGAAGTAATAGTTCATCATAATGTATTTAGAAGATGGTACGACGTAAAAGGTAAAGAAAGAAATAGTAAGTCTTATTGGAAGGATAATAAATATATAATTACTGAAGATCAAATATTTCTTTACAAAGACTTTATTTGGAAAGCTATGCCAGGATACAGTTTTATTAAACCATTAAAAGCTGTTAATAGTCTTAACATAGAAAGCGAAAGACCATTAATAGGTATAATAAAATACTCTGATGATACCTTTAATAAAGAAGAATTAGTAGGATTTAAGCCTAATAGTGAATATGAGTTTATTATTGACGGGGAAAGATTATATAGAGTTATGAATAATTTTATTACAATTAAATATGAATATCAAGGAAACGAAGAAGAGTATAATCCAAGCTGGGCATATAGCAGTTGAAGAATTAATTAAAGTAGCAAAAGAAGCTATTGTAGATTCAGGTGATGACGTTTCAGCTGACAGATTAAAAAATGCAGCAGCAACTAAAAAGTTAGCTATATTTGATGCATTTGAAATATTAAACAGAATCCACGAAGAAGAGAACATGTTGGACGGTAAACCAATAGAAGAGAAAAAAGAAGTAAAGTTTAAAGGATTCGCAGAAGGTAGATCTAAATAATGTATAAACAAACGCTAGTAAAGGTTGTAGAACCTATAAAGCTAAACACTATTAAAAGACTTAATAAGTCTAAAAAGTGGAAATATGGATATAACAAGGAATCCGATATAGTTTGTATATCTAAAACCGGTATAATAGGTGAAATTATAGAGATACAAGGTTTTCAAATAGCTTTACCTAAACAACCTAAAGAAATATACTCTTGTAGTAAAGTTAAGTCAGAGCAAAAATGGAAACAATTTCCAGCTAACCCTGATTTTAAAAGAATTAAAACTGTATTTGATTGGCAAGAATATCCAGATGATTTTAAAGAAAAGCATTATGGATATATAGATGAAGAGTTTAGAAGAAGAGAAGAGGGTTTTTGGTTTATGAATAATGGTAAACCAACTTATATAACGGGTACGCATTATATGTACTTACAATGGAGTAAGATTGATGTTGGAGCCCCAGATTATAGAGAAGCAAATAGATTGTTTTATATATTTTGGGAAGCCTGTAAAGCAGATCACAGAAGTTACGGAATGTGTTATTTAAAAAATAGACGTTCTGGTTTTTCATTTATGAGTTCAGCTGAAACTGTTAATTTAGCGACTTTAGCTAGTGATAGTAGATTTGGTATATTATCTAAAACTGGTAGTGACGCAAAGAAAATGTTTACAGATAAAGTGGTGCCAATTAGTTTGAATTACCCATTCTTCTTCAAACCAATACAGGACGGTATGGACAGACCAAAGTCCGAACTCGCTTATAGGGTACCCGCAAAAAAGTTTACTCGTAAAAAAATGAGGGAACGTGAAGAACAAGATGATATGGAGGGTCTTGATACTACTATTGACTGGAAGAATACAGGTGATAATAGCTATGATGGTGAAAAATTATCTTTATTAGTACACGATGAAAGTGGTAAATGGGAAAGACCTGATAATATAAAAAATAACTGGAGAGTTACAAAAACTTGCTTAAGATTGGGTAGTAGAGTGGTTGGTAAATGTATGATGGGATCTACTTCTAATGCTTTAGACAAAGGAGGTGATAATTTTAAAAATTTATACAACAATTCAGATGTTACAAAACGAAATAGAAATGGACAGACTAAGTCAGGATTATATTCTCTGTTTATTCCTATGGAATGGAATTACGAGGGTTTCATCGATGAATACGGACAGCCTGTATTCAACACTCCTAGAGAACAAAAATTTGATCCACACGGATTAGAAATAGACTACGGAGTTATAGATCACTGGGAAAATGAAGCTGATGGATTAAGAGATGATCAAGATGCTTTAAACGAATTTTATCGACAGTTTCCTAGAACAGAAGAACACGCATTCAGAGATGAAACAGGGCACAGTTTATTTAACCTTATAAAAATATACGAGCAAATAGATTATAATGAGGGAAATAGAAACTCATCAGTATTAACACCTGGTAATTTTCAATGGGCTAATGGCGTTAAAGATACTAGAGTAACCTTTAATCCAGATCCTAAAGGAAGATTTAAGGTTAGTTGGGTACCAAATTTTAATTTGCAAAATAATGTTATTTTAAGAAATGGTATAAAGTACCCAGGCAATGAACATATGGGCGCGTTTGGTTGTGACTCATATGATATATCAGGAACAGTAGATGGAGCGGGATCAAAAGGAGCTTTACATGGGTTAACTAAGTTTTCAATGGAAGACGCTCCAGCTAACACGTTCTTTTTAGAATATATAGCAAGACCTCAAACGGCTGAAATATTTTTTGAAGATGTTTTAATGGCTTTAATATTTTATGGAATGCCGATACTTGCTGAAAATAATAAACCAAGACTATTATACTATTTACGTAGAAGAGGATATAGAGGATTTAGTATGAATAGACCAGATAAAATGTGGAATAAACTATCTGTAGCAGAAAAAGAAGTTGGTGGTATACCAAACTCTAGTGAAGATATAAAACAAGCTCATGCAGCAGCTGTGGAGATGTATATTAATGACCATGTTGGCCTATTAAAAGACGGTACTTACGGAACTATGTATTTTAACGAAACTTTAAATGATTGGTCTAAATTTGATATAAATAAAAGAACTAAACACGATGCTTCCATAAGTTCAGGTTTAGCAATTATGGCTTGTAATAGACATTTATATAGACCTAATCCAGATAAAAACAAAAAACCTATATCAATAAATATATTGAAATATAATAACAAGGGATTTCAATCGAAAATAATAAATAACAAAGTATGATATCAGACGCTCATATAAATTTTCCATCTCAAGCAGTTAGTGATTTAGAAAAATTATCAGAAGATTATGGACTTAAAGTAGCAAAAGCTATAAGACAAGAATGGTTCACTGGAGTAACTTCTAAATTTGATGGTAATATAAATAATTATCATCAATTAAGATTATACGCAAGAGGAGAACAATCAGTTCAAAAATATAAAAATGAATTATCTATAAATGGTGATTTATCTTACCTTAATTTAGATTGGAAACCTGTTCCAATTATCCCTAAATTTGTTGACATAGTCGTCAACGGAATGTCACAAAGAAATTACGAAATAAGTTGTTATGCACAAGACCAATATGGTGTTAGTAAAAGAACTGAATATATGGAATCTCTATTGAGAGATATGAGAGCTAAAGATTTTAGTACCTTAGTACAAGAACAATTTGGTATAGATATATCTGAAAACGATCAAGAAACTTTACCAGAAAATGAAGAAGAGCTAGCTTTACATATGCAAATTGGGTACAAACAAGCTATAGAAATAGCAGAAGAACAAGCTATAGATGTTTTAATGGAAAACAGCGATTATGATTTAGTAAGAAGAAGGTGTCTATATGACTTAGTTACACTAGGTATCGGTGCTACAAAAACTACATTTGACTGGACGGAAGGAGCTAAAGCAAGATATGTTGATCCAGCTAATCTAGTATACTCATATACAGAGTCCCCATATTTTGATGACATATATTATGTTGGTGAAATAAAAGAAATACCAATAAATGAATTAGTAAAAGAATTTCCTGAATTAACAGAAAGTGAAATAAAAGAAATAACAGATAACTCTGGGAGAACTGTATATAGTCAAAACAATTATAGACTTAACGCAGACAAGAATAAAATAGAAGTGCTTTATTTTAATTATAAAACTCACATGAACGATGTTTACAAATTAAAAACGGTAGGTAGTGGTGCTGAAAAGATTATTCAAAAAGATGACACATTTGATCCACCTGTAGAAAGTATGGATGGAAATTTTCAAAAATTAGAAAGAGTTGTTGAAGTATTATATGAAGGTGTATATTTAATAGGCGCAGATAAATTACTAAAATGGAAAATGGCTGATAACATGATGAGGAGTGATTCTGATTTTGGTAGCGTTAAGATGAATTATCAAATAGTAGCTCCTAGAATGTATAAAGGAAAGTTAGAATCTATAGTTAGTAGAATAACGGGTTTTGCTGATATGATACAACTTACTCATTTGAAGTTACAACAAGTAATGTCAAGAATGGTACCTGATGGTGTATATCTTGATGTAGATGGTATAGCTGAAGTAGATCTTGGTAACGGAACAAATTACAATCCTCAAGAAGCGTTAAATATGTTTTTTCAAACTGGTTCCGTTATTGGTAGAAGTTTTACAGGGGATGGAGATGGTAATCCAGCTAAAGTACCTATTCAACAAATTCAAAATGGTGCCGGCGGAAATAAAATTCAAAGTTTAATTACTACGTATAATTATTATTTACAAATGATAAGAGATACTACCGGATTAAACGAAGCAAGAGATGCTGCCACTCCAGATAAAAACGCTTTAGTAGGCGTGCAAAAATTAGCAGCAGCAAACTCTAATACAGCAACTAGACACATCTTACAGTCTATGTTATATTTGACTGCGGAAGTAGCAGAGTGTATGTCATTAAGAATATCTGATATTATCGAATATTCTCCGACTAAAGAAGCATTTATACAAGCTATAGGGGCTCACAATGTTGCTACGTTAGAAGAATTATCAGATTTACATCTTTATGACTTTGGTATATTTATAGAGTTATTACCAGATGAAGAAGAAAAAGCTATGTTAGAAAATAACATTCAAGCGGCTATAGCACAGCAATCAATTGACTTAGACGATGCTATTGATTTGAGATCTATTAGAAATGTTAAATTAGCTAATCAATTATTAAAGGTAAAAAGAAAAGCTAAA